CAATGAGATTCGGTCCTTTCATGTCTGCGGTAGTGACGTGGCTGGACCGTAATTTCTTACGATCCGGCGCTACGGCACTAGGAGTATGGACTATTGAGCGATTCCTAAACCTTAAAGCGAATAGAGGTATTCCGGATACCATTCGTTCCTTCAAGGAATCAAGGGCTGGGATACATTCGTATCTTGCCTCTTTGGACGCTCGCAAGTGGCATTCACCTCTTACGTTAAAGAGTCTTAAGGTACCAAGACGTATTAGAGGCTTCATTATCAGGTCACAGAAGACTAAGGTATTCTACCCGGTTATCCGGCTAGCCCTAACATCCCTGTATCTGACACGAGGTCTCTATTTGGAGCCTAAGCCCAACATGGAAAATATTACTCCGGCCTCCACAATGAAGGAGATCCCGGGGTTCTATGATCACGTTGAGAGCTTTTGGCTCGCGCTTGGGTGCTCTCCCCTTCAGATGGGCACAATACCTAGTTCAGTGAGGTGGAGACGCTTTCACTTCACCACAAAATCAGGGCCGAACGGCCCAGCTTTATGGTCAGCTATCGCTGACCTGCATAAGCTCCCGAGGAGTCTTTTAGACTCGATTCGGGTCATTGGTGGAGAAAGGTTAGCTTCCTCTATGGAACGGCTTCTTGAGGTCGCGGAGATAGGTTACACGAACACCTTCTTCGACGGCGTCAAGCCGCGTCTGTTCCGCCGCATTGCGGCAATACCTTCGCAAGAAGGCAAAACTAGGGAAGTTGCAATATTAGATTATTGGTCGCAGACTTGTCTTAAGCCTGTGCACAATTATCTTTTCTTGCTCCTGAAGAGGATACCTCAAGATTGCACCTTTGCCCAGGGCTCCTTCATTTCTAAGCTTCCAAAATGGGACGAAACGACCCATAAGTATCACTCCTTTGATTTAAAGGCAGCGACAGACAGATTCCCGATCGAGGTTATCTGCCGAATCTTAGAACCTAGGTTTACCCCCGTTTACGTCAAACATTGGCGTAACATAATGGTAGGCTACCCATTTAGATTTGGTGACCAGGACATTTCTTACGGTGCTGGAAATCCAATGGGAGCCTACTCATCATGGAACTCTTTTGCTTTAGCACATCACTACGTTTTGTACTATTGCTCAAAAGTTCTCGGGATTGACTGGAAGTGCGTTCCTTACGTACTTCTTGGTGACGATATCGTGATTAAACACGATGGCATCGCCAAGGTTTATAAAGAGGTGATCGAGTCCTTGGGTGTGGAGATTTCGATTGCGAAATCGCATATATCTCCGTACTTTTATGAATTCGCAAAGCGTATAATTCATCAGGACGTCGAAGTAACTCCTTTCCCGATCGCGGCTCTCTGGGAAACGCGCAAGCAACCGTCTATGATGCTTAACGTCGTTGACTCAGAGTCTCGAAAAGGTTGGAATCCTACGGAGGAGATCCCGGCCGTGTTGGCAAAACTTTTTGTTCTTCTCAAGTACAATCATCGAAGGGTGATGACCATTAAGAAGATGTTGCTGATAACGTCCTTATCGCTAAAGACGCTCAAGGGCAACCTGTCTGCGCAAGATGCTTTAAAAGCAATTGCGGAGCGGTACTTCCCTAACTTGAACACCTTAGCTATTAAGATTCCGGATCTTATATGGCAGCTGGTAATTGTAAAGTTGCAACAAAAGTCTATGAAGGGTCATAGTGAGAGAGGAAAGTCTCTATTCGAGTCAGCGGACGCTATTAAAGAGTTGGATCGCGATCGCCCGATCCCAGTTAACTCAAACGCGTTCCTGAAACTATTTTCGATTACTGACTATTACGCACCACCCAAGACGAAGGAAGAGAGGGCAGCAGCGCATAAAAGGAGACGGAGTATCCCACCAACTTCCTCTTCATTAGCGCACTCAGGATTCATGGCTATGTCGGATGTCGAGCAATTTCGCTACGACTACCCGGTAGAGTCACCTGAGGGCTATGTCAACACGACAAACGACACTGGGTCCTTGCTAAGCAATATTCCGTTTATGGAAGTCTGTAATTTTCTTTACATGATGCTAAAAGAATTTATTGAGGGGACCGCCAACCTCAGTAAACTTCTGACTGGTGATTGGAAGACCAAGCTTAGGTCTCTCCAGTTGCCGGAATCTGATAAGGTATTCCGGATACGAAATCAGGACATCAGGACTTCCTCGTCTTATCGCTTAGCGAAGGGCCTCACTGAAATTCTGACAGCGTTGGAGAAGGATCCAACCCACGATAAAGTGGAAATCCTAAGGAAGTTATCTTTAGAGACACTGGGACGACCAATCCTGTGTACTATCGATAATTTAGAAGAAGAATTAGACTCTATGATATCAAAGGGAAACGTTTCCTTTGCATGTCCGGAGTCTAACCCTCCTCCTTCTATTTCCGAAGGAGAAACCGCCAATAGTTCAATACCTCCCTAGTGAGGTGGCGTCGTTATTCTAGCTTCTTACGAGGCTAGACGCTAAGCATATAGTCTTTAGGGTGCGGCGAAGCTATTACCCACTATTTCAGGTGGATATAGGCAATCTAACTCCTTGAGAAGGGTGTTGGAGCTTCGGTGCCTTTGCTCTAATACAATCTTTCGCAGTATATAGTCAAGACTTTAACTCTAATAAAAGAAGGAGTTAAAGAGTAATTGAGGGGTATGAGAGAACCCCGAATCTTAACCTTACTGTAGATTTACATGGCGAGGGAACCAAAATAAAAGAGATGGTTCACTTAAACCAGGATATTTGAGAGGATATCCTAATCGTCGTGAGGTTGTAAAAGCGCTTCGTACCTAAAGAC